CCCTCCAGCCGGCACCGCCCTTTTTACTAGGGCCACGCCGAGCGCCACTGGGACCAACCTGCGCACCCACACGACCGCTTCGCTTATCTTGATACTTGCGTATACCAATAGACTTTGCCATCTTGCCGGTACGACGTTGAACACTGAACGTGTACATCTTATTACGCATAGCTGCCTGCCAAGGCTTTACGGCACTCTTGCAGGCATCTATAATAAGCTTTTCACGATCTTCGATACTCGCAATTCGCAACATCTGCTTCTTGAAGTCCGCAATGCTCTTCGCATCAAATTCTATGGTACTCTTGAAGCTAGGCATTACGAAGTAGGAGCAGGGTTTGCGATGTGATCAACAGTAGTAAGGTCATCTCGAGCTTCGGCGCGAATCATGTAGAGTTCACGTCGGCCAATGATGTGGATGTCGTAGATGTCCCAGTCTGCACCGTCAAATCGGATAACATCCTTGTAGTTGGGACCACGGTTGTTGCCCACACCATCATTACCAAAGTATCGACACTTCAGCTCGATTTTTACCTTACCTGTGGTTTGGTTGTTCAGCTCTTCCTCTGAGGCACCAGCCGAAGGAGAGCCGATAAACTTTACGGCAGCCCAAACGTCACTGCGAAAAGCAGATAACGAAGCAACACGATCACCATATGCGTTGACCGTGTAGCTGGGTTCCATGAAGTTTACCCTGTAGTTAAATAACCCCGCTCTCATCAGAATTTCTGCATAGAATTTAACAGGCGCTCAACACCCATCTTAACTTCGGTAGTAACCTGACCAATCACCTCGGACTCTCTTTGGTTATAAAAGTGTCCCGTCAACAAAAGCACCGCCTGGCCAAACTGCTTTGGCAACGAGGCAAGTGTCTCTCCGCCCGAGAATGAAATCTTATATGTTTCTTTGTCAGAGTTGCTATTGATGTCGCTAGGGTTGAAATCTACGAATTCCAATAGAGCGGGGTAGACATCGCTTCTCAGCCGATAGTTTGCGGCTGGTACATCTGCATACGTGTTGTCTTTAGTATAGTACTGTACAGATAGACTGGTGGGTGGAGAAGCGAGTCCAGTGATTCCCCTGAAAAATACCGGGTACTTCGCTTCGTCTTCATGAAGCAAAATAGTAAACGCATTCGTTGCACCGATATTTCTATTTGATAGAGCAACACAGTAATCAAGCGCAGCATTGATGTAATACGCAAGCACAGTATCTTCAGCACTGCCCAGTGACCGAACGTGGTACCGCGCAAGCTCGATACTGAACAAGTCAGTATAATCTAAAGCCGATTGAGTTTTGCTTACTATCATAGGAGTGAAAAAAGGGGCCAGGCCAATTCCTAGCCCCTATGAAAAAAATATATCTTAGTTTACGTTCTCCATGCACTGAACACCTGCAGCCTGGATGATATTGCAATCGGCATACATAGAACCGATGATGCGAACCACTCCTTTGTGCGCCTCAGTGTATTGATCCACGAGGATTGACATTCCGCCCCACTCAGCACATACTACGTCAGCTGGGTTCAACATGTAAACATCTTCGTCCGCTACGAGAGTAGAAACTACAGCTGGGTAACCCATGATGGTGTTGAAGCTGTCAGCCGCGAACAAACCAGAACCAGCATCACGAGCTGCAGAACGCAAAGCGCGGAATGCAGTTGGATCGGTGAGGAACTTGATGTTTTCGAATGGAACGTCAGCGTTGCGCAACAACTTTTCCAACTCGTATGGTACGTCTGTTGTAGCAACCAATGCACCCGCAGCCTCAGCATCTACCTTGGTAACGCCTGCTGAGAGTTTGCTTACGATGTGAGCGTTGTACTGCTGCTCCAAGCCACGACGGATGTCTGCTGCGAGGAAAGCATCCAAGTCAAAGCTGTTTTGAGCCAACAACTGCTGAGTCACTTTCGTGTGAGCTGCGAGGCGCTCGGGAGAAAGCGATACAGCAGTCAAAGCGATGTTTGCGGAATCCACAGCATCGGCTTCGTTTGTAGTCTTCGTGCCGGCCAAAGAAGTTGACTGTACTGGGATAGAGATATCACCAGTTACGCCTGTGATGCGACGGATACCGAGCTTATCAGCGATGGTCACTGGACGGTACTTAGCAATCGCACCGAGGATCTCAGTTTCGACACCTTGATTGACAGCGGCTGATACGTTTGCTACAGCCTCTGTTGCCATTGGCACGGCATCGGCACGGAGCAACATGGTTGGGATGTGTACACCGGCACCACCTGCAGGTACAACACCTGCTGCGCGGAACTCCTGCTCTGCTTCTTTTGACATTTCAGCTTCCAGGCCAGTCAAGTGACCGTTTGCTGCTTCTCGGATGGCCTTACCCAAATTGAACTGGGCGCGAACCTTTGGGGTAGAATCCCCCATGCTCTGCACTACCGCAGGAGCCTTTTTCTCTTCGTTCATATTATCTTGAGAATTTGCGTTTTCTGCGCCCCGTACATTATGTTCTTCACTATCTAAAGTGGCGGGGGCTTCCACTTCTTCTAGCGTTACGTTTCGTTCGTCTTCTTCTTCTTCTTCTTCCTCTTCCTCTTCTTCGCGCTCTTCCTCTTCTTCTTCCTCCTCCATCATCTCTTCGCGCTCTTCCTCTTCCTCTTCTACTGAGTCTTGCTTTTCTTCATCCATTTCCTCTTCCATCTCCGCATATGCACGCGACTCTTCTTCAAGCTCTTCCAATTCTTCTTCGACAGCAAGCGCCTCTTCCATTGATCGCAATGCGACCTCTGTTGTGTCGTATGCGCCTTGCGTTGTTGGGCTGACGTCATACAGAACATTTACTGAATTGATTGTTCGGAGGTTGAGTCCGTCATCGCGCTTTTCCCAGCTATCGTCTTCGATAGTAAAGCCAAAGCTGCTTGTAGCGACAATGCCTTCGCGGATATTGATTGCGAGGTCTTTTGCGTATGTTTGCTCTCCAAGTTCAAACCGGTATTTAAGTCCATTTTCATCAACCTCTAACTCCAGACCTTGCCCCATACGGGCCAAAGGCATGTTGTAGTCGTGATTGAACAGTGCAACGGTTTGAGACATATCGGCATCATCGAACGCATGAGGTGCGATTCGTTCTGCAAAGCGGCCACCGATCGTAGTTTCTTCGTTGAAACGAGCAGCGTAGCCCTCTACGATAGTCTTACCATCTTCACTTGAACGAACCTCCATGTCGACGTTAATCGACCTTTTTTCTAAATTATTCATCAGAGATTCTCACTTTTTGGTTGATAGTTTATGTCCCTTTGGGAATAGATCCGTGTCGTGCTTACCGCTACGGAATCGTTCATTTTTTAATGCATAGAGAAAGGAGTTTACCCGAGCGTATGCCCAAGTCTCCGGGTTCTTTACAGAAGGTCGGACGGAACTGGGGTTGGTCTTGTATGCACCAACGCCTCGGTTAAACACGGCCTTGAGCATCCGCATCGTAGCCTTCTTGGTTGGGGAGCTAACACTTTCGTTGTGCTTCTCCATCTTGTTCTTCAAGCCTTTCTCTATCGCGGGTGTCATCGCCCGCTTCTCGCTTTGTTTATTGATAACGCGTTCACACCAGTTCTTCATACTATCCCCGCCCCATGCAGCGTACATGATAGAACCGCAAATATCCTTGCCCTTAGCATCTGTAAACTTGCCTTGATCGTATGTCTTTGCACGCGACAAAAAGGAGAAAGTCCTCTTAATCACTGACATCGAAAGCTTTTTGTTTTGCGAAATTTGGGTAGCGCGATACCAGCCGACGGGGGTGCCGCAGCTAGTACCGTTCTTTTCCTTATGCCGCAAAGCAGCTGCAGCTCGCTTACGAGCAGACGATGGATAATTGTTGAACGCCTTGGCCATTAAGCAAGGTTGTGTGCGGTAGTATTTGTTACGGCACCAGCCATGTTTGTGGCGGATACGCCAATCTTGTAGGCATAGACACCCTTGCCTACACGCTCATTCCAAACACCGCTTGCTGCAGTACCATCATTGGCTTGCGTCGCACTTGTGTCAAGCGCAGCATAGAGCGATCCTGAACCACTAGCCGTGATGTAGCGGATGTTTCCAGGCGCACCTGGCAAGGCAGCAGCGAATGCAGCGAGAAAAGCAGCTTCACCAGCAGCTTCATTGGCCACATCTGAAGCAGTGTACTGGTAAGTCCAGTTGGTTGCTCCACTACGGTCAGTTCCTTTTGTGCCGGTGGCTGTCGTTGAATCCTGTGGACGGGCGTTGTACACTTCTAAGTTGTAATAGAAATCAGCCATTTGTTGTATCGGTTATGTTAGCCGCGTAATCGTTCATGGACGATAGCGGGATCTGATTGATTTGGATATGGTGGTTGTCACCTCCATCTACCGGCGATAATCCTTCTTTCGCTCTGACCTCGTTGATCGAGAAGACCCCCGAAGCGAGGAGCGTTCGATAGAATTCCGAACGGCTTGCGCTATCCGCACGCAAAAGGCCGTCAACATTGAAACGGCATTGTAGATTTTGTTCTTCATTGAGAAGCTTTCTTTCGACCTCCAGCTCGATTCGTCGCACCCATGGCAGCACGCATCCTTGGAAAAATTGCAGCACTTGTTGTTCATAGTTCGAATAAGCAGTGTTGCCCTCTAGCCCGATCATTGCGGGTGGCACCTGGTAGATGCGAGCAATCTCCTCACTGCTAAATTTCTTGACCTGGATGTACTGCAACTGGTCGAGCGGTACAGCGATTGGTTGGTAGTTAAAGCCACCACCAAGGATCGCTACCTTGTGCGCATTTCCGCTTCCCATGTATTCCTGCTCCCAACGCGCTTGCGCCTCACGCATCTGATCGATGTTCAGGTGTTCCTTCGTGCTGAGGATACCACCCATCATACCTCCATTATCAAAGAAGGTCTGGGCAAAGTCCTGGATAGACTTAGCCGTCTTGAGGTTTTGAAGCTGAGTGTAAGTAGGAGAAAGCCCACGGAAAGCTTTGATTTCTAGAATCTGCTCCTGTGGAACTGGACCGGGAGATCCAGTGTAGCTGTAGAATCGCTTGCCCGAATCGGTGTCAACTGTGTACGAGATGTCTGTAGCAGGTACCCAGTACATCTCCGACTTGTCGGGCATGATGACTGCGTGACCAGTGCCGTACAGCAAAGCATCGCTGATGCACATCTGCCAGAATTCGTATGCACCCATAAGCGGGTTGGGGGAACGACCCAAAAGCGCCGTATGACGATGGTCCTGTAGTGGAACACGACTGCCATCAGCGCCCATACTCTCTACCCCTACCTCCATGCTGCAAATAGTATCTGCAATGCGGGAGACACAGGCGTAGACTGCGGAAAGCTGCAGGGTATCTTGACCTTGCTGGATGCCTGTTCGTGGAATCACGGAAGCAAACGGTGACGTGGTCAGCCAGTTTGGGAGCTTGCGTTCTTCGACCTGTGGGGTTCGAAAAGCATCAGCTATCCGTGTGAAAAAATTCTTTCTTGTTTCAGACATTCGCGCAAAAGTGCGCTTTCCGTAGGAGTTTTAACTTACTTATCTCCGCCAACGATGGCCATGAAAAACTCATAGCTTTGGTCTTCCTCTTTCTCCTCGAACGTAAGCATCTCCCCGATGCCCATGATGGCCGCAACCATGCCATCAATCTTATCGCCGGACTTGCCTTTGTCGGGTTTGATGTTGCCGCTAGGATCTACTCGCAACGTCACGTTACCCATCATCCATCGCAACACCTCGTCTCCGCCATGAAACAGCTTGCCGTCTAGTGCAGCCTTCTCTAATGCCTTGGAAGGAAAGCTCAAACTGGCGAAACCTTGACCAAAGGGGTCACACGGTACACCATCACCCTCCAAATCGCGTATCAAATTTAAACTGTTCCAACGGTCATACGCTACACCTTTGATCATGTACTTCTCGCTCAGATTGTCTGGATCGTAGCAAACTTTGCCATCTAAAACGTAATTTCCGCTCACTAAACGCCGAATTACGTCGTAATCCGTGACGTTTCCGGGCGTAATATGGACGTTTTCTAGCTCTTCGAAACGGTTATATACGCTTGCTTCATCCCTTTCTAGCCTCTTTTGCACCGCTCTTTCCGGCAAAAAGTAGTGCATTTCAAGGCCATAACCCACGGAATCATCGCCAAAACAGACCGCTAAAGCCGTAATATCGTCCGTAGCGGCAAGGTCGAGACCCAAATAAGCCAGGGGTTTTTCTGATTTTTCATCCAAAATATGGGCTGTAGATGGGGATTGACAGTTCTCTTCACACATCCAGATGTCATCTTCAATCCAGATATCCTCCGATCCCACAAATATATTCAAGTGCTTGACCATAAACTCGGTAATGGTGCGACCACCATAAAGCCTTGCGTTCTTACACTGCTGCCGCAGGAACTCCATGCTAATGCTCGAACCTAAACCAGGGTTCGCCTTGACCCACACCTCTTCATCATCCCACTTGTCATTCTCGTCTACCTCGTAGCAAACGAACAGCAGTCGCTCGTTGTCAGCTTTGTTGTCCAGCACAGCTTTTCCGCCCTTGACAAACTGCATAGCTAAACCATCGACCACAAATCCTGCAGTACTGATGGCAAGCATGAGCGGATTCTTTCTTGAACCCATGGAACTAGCGAGTACCCTATAAAGGTTGCCATCCTTGATTGCGTGCATCTCGTCAAGGCATGCCAGGTTCAGGGATTTACCGTCGAGCGTAGAGCTGTCGGAACTTAAAGGGACAATCGTCCCGTTGCGTGGCCCCAGTATCTCCGATCGATGTACCTTGAAACGCTTTAGCAACAATGGACTGCTCTTGATGCACCGGGCAACTTCGTCCCAAACCTCACGGGCTTGATCGCGCTTCGTCGCTGCGGTCACAAACTGTGGCGCTCCATCGTCATCCAGCACAGCCATTGCAAGTATGATGGCACTTGCGAGTTGTGATTTGCCTGACTTACGCCCTACAAATAGATGGGCTGTTGTGAATCTCCTGTAGCCTTGTGTCTTGTGTTTCCACCCGAATAACTGTGCTAACAAAGCGACCTGCCATGCGCTTAGAAAAAATTTTTCTCCAGCTAACTCACCACGGGTGTGAACGCAAAACCTCTCTATGAAGTTTATGTACCTGGCGGCTTCCTCGGGATCGAATACCCACTCGTAATCGTCAGATTCCGAGCTACGCAAATCACGTACAAATCGCTCATAGGCAAGCTTTACGTACTTGCCCACGACTACGCGATCTTCTAAAACGTCATCAACGTAGCTCCATAATCTATCAAGTGCAGATATGTCGATCCCTGCCATCTCACAACAATTGGTCTATTGCATCACCCTCGGCAGATTTTGTCTTTGAGGATTCCACGTTGTTCACCGCTCCCATGATGCGGGTGCGGTCCATGGGTGACAGTCCTAGCTTTGCGCTCAACTTCAGTACTTGATCCTGCGCTTTGCTCAGTGCAGTAAACGCACCGCTCACATTGCTACTTCCGTTTTGGTAAACCTGCACCATATCGTCATAGTCGTGTA